CGCGCACAGACTTTATTATAGCTGTTGTTTGTGCAGGAACTGTGTACAATGTTGTTAAGTTTGTGGTCGATAAAACTGCTTTATAGTTTGTGTATACGTTTGCCATTATGATAAAAACCAAGTTACAGCTTCAGACTCATCTCTAAGTGGTTCTGAAGTATACGTATTATTTAGTGCAAAAACTAATTGTTCTAATGTTTGTACCATCTGTGCCATTTGTGATTGATCATATTCTTCCCTTGCTTGTGGTATTATAGGTATTGTTATTTTAGTCATTAAATTCCTGGTCCTGTGTTTTGTTGTGATTGATAAGCTGCAAGACCTTGTAATCCTGATCCTGTTTGTTGTAACGGTTGAACTGATCCAAGTGAACCTGGATTTAGTTGCAATCTATCACCTATTCCGTAAGTATCAAGAAAATTTCTAAAATCACCAAAACCAGTGCTAGATCCTGGTGCCATGTCTTCACCCATAAAACTGTAACCACCGCGCACATCCATTGTATGTGCACGACTTCCCATTCCACCTTGTATGTATTTATTATATTCATCCATAATACTTCCTCTGTTTGTCAAATCTAAATTTTCATTTCGCACATAAGGTGTTATAGGTGCTTCAAGCACAGGGAAACCTCTCTGTATAGCACCAGGTACTTCAAGAATAGGATTTGATCCAGGTGGGGTTTGCACAGGCAAAGGCTGTAAACTATTATCTCCAAATTGACTTTCATAGTCTTGCATTGTTTTAGTTGGATATCCACCAGTGTTCATAACATCCTTAAAGTACGCATTAAATCCAGGAGATTTTACATCTTTTTGTGCCATTCTCATTTGCATTTGTTGCACTAAAGCAGGACCTGTTGGATTGGCAGGATCTGAAGGTTGTGTTATAGGTTGTATTCCACCAGGTGGCGGAGTCATTTGTGGATCTAAAGGTTGTGACGGTTGTGTAGGAGGAGGTTGTGTAGGTTGTTGAGGAGCAAGACTTGCTATTCCTTCTAAGGGTTCTTTATTTAACCCTTCCATAATTGGATTCATGTAAGATGGATTATAATACATTACCCACCTCTCATGCCGTCTGGTTTACCATCAAACCTAATTGTGCCGTAACGCCATTTGTCATCAACAGCATCACTAGATACACGAAGTGAAAGTTGTCTGCCACGTATACGTGTATCTTTTTTTGTCGTGCTTGTCGTTACAGTAAAAGGTCCGTGTGTTTTTTGTGAAGATGATGGATATGGTCTTGACTTGACTGTTATATCTACCTCACCAACTTGGTTTTTAAAATCAGGTATAAATCTAGATATAGATAAAAATTGATCACCATCTGCAACATCAATGTCACCTGATTCTATATGACAATTCATTGCTGCACCGTCATCGTTAACACCTTCTTCGTGTAAATAGATAAGTGTTCTACCTTCTTTAACACCATTAATAGTTGATATTGTAGCAGTAGTATCACTTGCTTCAAACTCTGCTGCATACGGATTTGAATACACACCACGATCTGCCCAAGAGCTACGTGCTAATGTTCCTATATACCATATTTTTTCTGCATAATTGTATGTAACATTTCTATCTACCTGATTAGAATTCTTAGAAGGATAAAACCATATTACTTCGTTAAAGTCAGAGTTGACTGCACAGAATACATCACCTAGTGCATTATTATTTATGTCATCAAAAACATAGTCTTGTACACTGCAAGGTATTTTTTTAACAGCACCATCAAATAAGAAAAAAGAATCATTACCCATCCAATAGGCAATACCGTTTACGTCTACTGCAGAATTAATACCTACAGCACCACAGTTTGTACCTAGTTGTCTAAACCCAAAAGTAAAAGGTGGGCCAATAAACTGCATTTGATACAAAGCAGTATCAGTGTAAATTAATATAACACCTCTAGATCTAACAGCTGTATTTATTTGATTACCATCTGTAAGTCTTTGTGAACCAGCTGTGTTAGTAGCAGTTGGTGTCCATGTTGCTGGGTCTTCTTGATCTGAAAAACGTAAAAACATATTATCTTGTGTAGATGATGTGCCTATAGTTGTTTCTGTTCCAAAACAAATTACGTGTCTATCATCACCAGATACTAACATAAATCTAGATTTTGTTGGTGCACCACTAACATTTGTTCTTGCAGCTAAATTGCTTGACAATCCACCTGACGTATCCCAATAATATAGACTGCCGTTAAACTGTTGTGCTAATACATCTTCACCCCAATTGTCCAAGGCCCATTTACCAGATTGTAATAAAACACCATCAGCACCTGTCAAACCTTCACGAGAAGTATTCCATGTTGATGCGTTCCAAGTACCTGCACCCCATCCATATCCATATATAGATGTCGGTAGTCCTGTATTTATTTGATATGTGGCATTAGCTGTTGAACCAGTTGCTGTAGAAGAACCAGCAGCACCAGCAATTATTGTATAAGTGTCATCACTAGGAACTGTTTGTATTTCAAATTCACCTTGTAAGTTTGCTTGTGATATACCACCTACAGCACCGCTTACACTTGCAATAGTAACAAAATCACCAATCAAAGCACCGTGATCAGCATCTGTAACTGTCACCGTGGTAGAACCACTAGTCACTGAAAACTGTGTTATGTTACCTGTGCCAGTAGCACGTGTTGGAGTAATGTCAGCGTAATTACCTTCTGAGTATCCATACAGTTTTTTGTTTGTACCATACACTGCATAGTTTACACCTTTAAGATCTGAATAAGTTAAAATAGCACGTGTTGCACCTAGTAAGGCATCGCTTGTTACTTTTTCCCAACCACCTATTTTTTCTGGTTGACTGTAACGAAAACGAATATTATCACCATCTACCCATCTGCCTTCTGCACCGTACTCGGTGTTTTGTTTATCTATGCCTGGGGCAATCTGTAATTTAGTTAGTGGCATAATAAGGTATCCAAAAATCTGTGCCATTAATGTTTACTCTGATATGCCCTGTTAACGATCCTACACTTGTGTCTGTTGTTAAACTTTTTGTTTGATCTGAAGCACTAGTGCCATCAAATCTTATAAACTCTTGATCTGTATCATCTTGATCTAAAGTTAAACAAGCTATGGCACCAGAAGTGTTAGCTTGATTCATAGTTACAAGTGCACTTGTTGGAGAAGAAGTACCAAAACCTATTTTATCAGCAGAACCATCTGCAAAGAAAGCATGTGTTAAAGTATCTGTTTCTATTCTAAAATCAACAGCGGCGCCAGATTCGTTAAATGTAAATCCACCACCATCAAAATCTATTGCACCTGTGGCTTTGATACCACCTACAACATCTAATTCTGTAGAAGGTGAGTTTGTTTTTATACCAACACGGTCATTACCAGCATCAGTAAAGAATAAGTTTGCATCGCCGTTACCTTCTATTCTAAAATCAAGATCCGCAGATGATTCATTAAATGTAAAACTACCACCGTCAAGTGATACATTACCAGCTACCGCTAACGTTCCGTTTGCAGTTATATTTCCACAATCAGCTAATACATCAAACATAGTAGAACCATCAGAATACAAAATGTGTTTTGATCCTGCCACTAAACTTGCTGCTGTTCCGCCAGCAGGTTTAAAACCTAAAGTGTTGTTACCCATGGTTGTTGCATTGTCAACAATGTACCATGTTTCCACAGCTTCACATTGTATTGTAGTATTACCAGATAGTGTACCTGTTAATTTAATTATAGCGTTACTTTGTTCGTCAGTTGTAGATCCATCTGATGTAGCGAGTGAATCTGTTGTGCTTGCAATAGCAATAGATACGTAACCTTTTATTGCTGATTCTAATTTTTGTAAGTTGTTATTTGTTTTAGTACCCCAGGATCCCGAGTTTTCACCAGTTGCCTGTAGTTCTAAATTTAACGAACTTGAATATGTTGATGCCATCTTATCTCCTTAATCCGTTGATCCTGGTTCTACGTCTGTATATGTTGCTGTCATACTATCATCTATTTCATTCCAAATAAAGAAGTCTGGTTCACCAACAGATAGTGACACCAAGTTTTGAAACGCCTCACCAAAAGCTGTTTCATCACCAATACTAAATGTTAATTGTCCTGCGCTTGTTGGTGATACATTAGCACCACCAGTTGCTACTTCTGTTCCTAAAGAGAAACTAGGTGCACCTGCTGTAGTAACAGCAAACACAGCACTAGCTGCCACGGTTTCTGTACCAATGCTAAATGTTGCTGCTTGACCCATAGAAACATCTACAGTGCCTGCATTAACAACAGTTCCTGGTAGCGCTTCTGCTACACCAAACTGACCTATTGTTCCATGTCCTAATAGCATTAGCTAGTTGGTTGTGTCCATACTGAATTTTTTAAACTACCATCTGCGTTACGTTCAAGTAGTGTATCATATTGTGATTCAGTCGTGTTGTTTTGTGGAAGGTCTCTTAATGTCTGCCTCCAAGTTTTTATGTAATCTGGCATTGTGTAATCAGAGTTAGACATATAATCTGTTGCCTCTAGTCTTACTATCCTTAATCTTTTTATTTTATTTAATTTTCTTGTAGCTGATTTACTATTCCAATCTGCTAAATCTTTATCATATTGAGCTTGCTCATCAGCAGTCATATCTCTTAAACCTACAATATTATCAAAAACTTTTGTCATAAATATCTCCTACGTATATGCTACTCCATAAACTGTTATTGATGCACCACTTCTAATGTCTCCACTACTAATATTAAAACCAATTCCTGTGTGTGCTTCAGCATTTTGAAAATTACAAGTACCAATAGTGACTCTAATATCATTTACATTTCCATTAAAACTTGAAGAAAAATAATTCATTCTTGTGTCTGTGTTTGCGTCAGCAGGTCTATGAACATACATTATACCTTGAAGTCCACCATCATTTGAACTGTCATCAGTATCGTTAGTGAGTTGATATTTGTCATCAGGCGAGTTTGCAGATACATTTTCAGCACTCGCACCATCATCATCAAAATTTCTATTTGCATACTTATAATTACTTGAACTTATAGCTCCACCACTATCTCTCAATCTACAAAATATGTATTGACTATCTACTGTCATTTCGAGTTTATCTATTACAATCATGTAAGTATCATAAGTAGAACTAAAACAATCAACAACATCTATAGCACCTGCGTTTGAACTTAAAGCTGTTCTACCAACTTGCACTAAAGTACCACCACCTGCGTATGTTTTAATTCTAGATGCGGCTACCTTTCTGTTCGTGCCACCTGCTCCGTCATCAATAATAAATAAATCGGCATCAACTATATCTGCTCCAATATCTGTGCCACCATCAATGTCAAGATCAGCGATAGCTATTGAACCATCAGCAAAAGAAGGTGTACCAGAAACTGTTAATCCATCGGTGGTCACCGTGCCATCAAAAAATGCGTCTTTAAATTCTAATGATGATGTCCCTAAATCTATGTCATTATCTGTTACTGGAGATAAAGCACCATCTTTAATTGTTATCTGATCCGTGCCTGCAACTTTAATATCAATTTGATCATCTGTATCTGCTGTAATACTTGTGTCACCGTCAGTATCTAAAACTAATTCATCACCGTCTAAATCTCTATTCATTGGACCACCAACTGCACCAGATATCTCTACGATGAAAATACTTGCACCACTTGCAGGTGCTGTACTAAAAGTAATCTGTGTACCACCTGTGGCTAAACTATAATCTGTTCCGGGTTTTTGAATTACCCCGTCATGTGATACTAAAAGCTGTGCCGCAGAACCAACTTGTGTACCTAAACTAAAAGTAACGTTAGATCCATTGTAAGTGTTTCCAGATGTATCGAGCACGGTAAACGTGCCATTTTTAATTCCTTGTCCTATGTATGCCATCTAATCTCCTAAAGTTTATCCATTTCTGCTTTTACTTTTGTCCATGTAATTTCTGAATGCGGACAAGTTGTTGTTGAAATCATACCACCATCAGAATCTTCACCTGTTTTCCATCTTACTTGATTAAATTCAGATTCATTTGTAATTTCTCCATTAAAAGCCATTTCTGTATCTGCTTTTAAATTGCGAACTGCTGTCACAAATTTTGTTACATTATCCATTATGCTAATATCTCCATTACTGTAATTATAGAAGGTACACTTGAGTTTTGAAATCTTGCTGTTCCGTTATTAGATGTACTGCTTATTGCTCCTTGTGTTTTATAGGTAATTTGACTAGTTGTGCTTGGACTATCTAAATGAGAAAAAGTAGTTAGATTGCCAAACTTTACTGCACTACTACCATTAGCTTCTACACGAGCTATATTAGTAGTAAAGTCAATAGCTGTAGTACTATCTCTTAATAATTTTATTTTTGAATTACCAAGTTCTGTGTCAATATCTGTTAGAATATTTTGATTAACTTGCACTAAAACTTTACTTGTTGTTGCAGTAGGGGTAATGTTAACAGTCAATCCAGTATCGGCAACAGATGTACTAGCTACATTAACAGCAGTGCTGGTTGAGGCTTGAACAACTTGACCTACTTTACCAGCAGTAAAGCTTGTAGCACCTGTTCCACCATTAGTTGTGGTAAGTTCACCTGTTACCATGTTTTCTATATCTATTTTACTTAGTGCCATGTTTTATTCCTTTGGATATTTGTCTTTAATTGCTTTAATGCTTTTGTGCCATTCACCAGTTGCATCTAATTTACCTGCTGTCATGTCGTGATACAATTTATCGAGCTGTTCTCCTAAATATGGATATTCTGTTTTTCTGTCACGCTGATATTTATTGTTATCGTAAGTTGTTTTAAGCTCGGCTATTTTAGTTTCTAAATCAGATTTTGCTATTGGTGTTGTTCCATTTAACCATTCAATACTATCAATATTTTGTTCATCAAACTTAAATTCAGCATTTTCATTTATTGCTTTTATTGCTTTAAATAACCAATTCATTATGCACCTATCTCGATTAATGTTATTGTTTTATCAAACTCATTACTTCCACCTTGAATAACCTCTAAACCAGAAGTCGAGGGATCGTTTACGCCTTGAACGGAGTACGTCAGCTCATTCGTTGTTGAGGGGCTATCAAGATACATAAAAGTACAAACGCCTTGAAATATCATGTCCATACCAGAGTTTTCTGGTCTATTGTGTTGATACATTGTAGAAAATATTTCTGTATCACTTATACCACTGTGATTACGAAATAGTTTAAATTTTGCACCCACATTTGTAACAGAAGCGTTATTACTATCTGCACCGAATTGTGCATTAACTAAAACTAAAACTTTGGAAGAGGTTGCGGCACAAGTTATTGTGTCACTTAAATTATTAATGCTTGTAAAGCTACCGCTTGAAATAGTTGTTCTGCCATTTCCTTCAACACTTTGAGTTTGTAATACTTTTCCTAGTCCTACTGCATCAGCGATTTTTGCGGCTGTAACTGCATCATCTGCTAAATCTCCAGTCGCAATAGTTCCGTCTGTAATCCCTCCTGTTGGTATTGTTGTTTTACTCATGTGTTATGCCTCCTCTAAAGTTTTAACTTTAGCCTCTAAAGTTTCTATTCTTGTCATAGCTTCTTGTAATGCTTTTACTGCTTTCATGTATAATATTGAATATTTAACTTCTTTTATTTTTTCACCTTCTGTGAATACATCTTCATAACCAGTAATTTTGCCCTCTTCATCAGTTATAGGCGTGGCACCATTATCTGCCGTGCCAGACACAACTGTTCCAAAATCAGAACTTAAAGCAACATCTTCTTTTTGTGGTTTACTTTCTTCTACCAAACCATTCATTCCTGCGGCTTCTAATTCCTGTGCTACAACTCCAAGATGATAAGGAGTGTTATCTGCACCATACTTATTTACATCTCTTTTTCTTTTAAATTTTCTAATTTTTAATGCTTTAATATCATCCCATTGAGAACTTGCGTCAGCAATGTCTTGTTTAATTCTTTCATCTGATGTAGAACCATATGAGTTGTTTACGTTTTGAAGATTACCACTGTCTAAAATTTTCATTACTAATCCACCACCATTTCGGCATTGAAATAGTAAGTAACTAGAATCATTTGAGTCTTGGTCACATTGAGCGATGAGAATTGTTTCACCCACACCACTTGATTTGTTATTGATTGCTGATATCGTTTTTTGATTGGCGTTGTTTCTTACATCTAATCTTGCCTCATTAGAAGTTGTACCAATAGATGTATCTCCGTCACTAGCAATACGAATTCTTTCACTACCTGACGTGTTAAATCTTAAATAGTTAGAACCATGGTCATAATCTATTCCGCCAATAGCATTATCACCAGAATCGCCA